TTATTTTATGGGTTTTATAGGCTTGTCTTTTCTGATATATATTTGTGTTGTTTTTGACGAAGAGTGACCAAGTTGTTTTCTTGCTAACTCATCATCAACTTTTAATGAAATATCTGTAGCTGTTTTAGCTCTTAAATCTCTCATTTGAACAACGGCAATCTCATCAGCTAATTCAGGATATTTTTCCATTGCAGCTTTACGTGTTTCTTTGAAGTAGTCTGTAAGCGATCTCCTTTCTAATTTACGACCCCATTTATTTACAAATAACCATTGTTTTTCTTCGGTAATTCTTCGCTTAATAATCTCACTTAACCTCCCTATAACTTCAAATCTGATTTTTTTCCCTGTTTTTTGTTGTGTGATGTGTAATAACCCATCATAAATATGAGTGCTATGGATCTTCACAACATCAATGGGGCGCTGTCCTAGTAAATATGCAACATCAATAATATCCTTCATATCATCAGAAGCACACTCATATATTTTATCGAGAATGTAATCTTCAACATAAATATCTCTATATTGAACTTTATACTTTTTAACTCCCGTAGATGGACTGATTAAATTTGTATACCCCCATTCTCTAGCTGTATTCCAGATATGATTAAACAACCCGATTTCGATATTTGCTGTCGGTTTTACATCCTTTCTCCATTCAAGATATTCTCTTATATGGATTGGCTCTATATCTTCAAGTGGAATAGGAGGGTCGCCAAAAAATTGGTTTAACTTGCGTATTGCTTGAATATTTGAATTGCGAGTATTTTTAGCCTTTTTGGTTGGCACAATCTCGTTTTCATAGCGTGAAAGTACCTCAATAAATAAAATCTTAGCACTTACCTGATTGCTCTGTATGTTTAGTCTTGCAGCTTCTAATACAGCAAGTTTTTTATCCTTGCCAAGAGGTTTTTCTTTTTTGTTTGCCATTGTGTAATAGTAATACATTACTTTTGTTCCATTGGCTTTCTTTCTCACTCTACAAACTAGCCCTTGAGGTAATCCTTGATATTCTTTTTTTCTAGGTCGTCCCATATCAACCTCCTTGATTTAATACATTAGATCTCCATACTACTCTTGCTTTTTGTTCGCTAGCAACACTCGATTTGCGTGCTTTCTTGTTTGAATAGTCACGTCTAACAATAGGGTGCTTGGTGTTTCCATTAGGTGGAATAAATGCTATCCCAAGTTGATTGAGTCTTTGTATTTGTCTTTTAGGTTGCGAATAACCTGTAATATGCGAAATTTCTAAAGGGCTAAGGAACTCATCATAAATATTAATTTCCATAAATCCTCCTATAAATAAAAAAGCCGTGCTAGACGGCTTAATAAAGCATTTCGTTATTACGTTCTTTTAGCGGCACTCTTACTTCAAATTGGATTGCTGCACAAACAATTAATTCTGGACGATCTCCCATTTTCCTATCTCCGAGCATTTTTCATGGCATCAAGCCAAGCTTGAGCGTCTTCTTTAGATGCGAAGTAAACACCTAAATAAAGATTACGATGATTTAGCTTCATCCAATGCATATGATTGTTTCGAGTATATTCTGATTTACCGATAGGATTTTCACTATTAATATCATCAATAAACCACATGCCTTCTTGAGGTTCTTGAATTGGACATGGCAAAGTAAGTGTTACTGTTGGACGTGGTTCTTCGTACATTCCGATTATGTCGTAGATGTGTGAGCTAAAACATGGATTGTATTTACCATCTTTTGTCCATGTTGCGCAGCTGTGAAATTTTGAGTCTTCAACCAAATAGCCAATTAATTCACCTTCTTTTTTTACATGCTCAGTCGGTATAGATTTTGCAATAAATGCTTTGCTCCCATTTCTAAGCACAACTGGCTCACCGGCTAGGGCTTTTTCTAAGTCAAATGGTTTCATAATCAACTAATCCTCAACTTTCTCATAAGTCTTTTCAAAAATATCTGGTTTACATGGATAAAATTCACCATTAACCCCTTGGATAATCCAGTCGTTTTCTCGAGCTGTCATCACACCCTCCAATGTTTGAATTTTACCTGCTAATTCATTAGGTATATGAGAATATCCTAAAGTCACATTAGGATGGTTAAACGGTTTTGGAACACCGTTTTCAAAATTACTTCTAGTGAACTGCCAAGCCTTAATTTCTACTGGTTTTTTTCTGTATTTCATTTTCTAATCCTTTCTTTATGGGAATAAAAAACCGCATTTCTGCGGTTTATATTTTTAATTCAACTCTTTTGGAAATAGTTCTATTACCAAATTCTCCGTCCTTATTTCTCATTACGCCCCGACACATAAATACAATATGTTGTTCTGTGATATAGCTAATAAAAACGGAAGAGATTTTAATATCAGATTTTTTAAAATCATCGGCTTTCACAACGTCACCGATTTTAATCGGACATAATTCCTCTGCGTATTTTGTTTTTAGTTTCTCAAGCTCTTTCTGAGCTTCAGTGAGTTCTTTCTGTTTTTTAATAAGCATTTTGGCTTTTACCAAAGCTATTCGTTGATCATTCATTGTAAATATCCTTAGTCTTTCGGTGGCTGTGGAAGTGGTCTCCAAAAATCACATTTAGTTGTTACCTCATCAATACCGTAATATCCGTAATTTGGTTCGACAAATGCCATCTCTCCGTCATATTTTTTGTATGTAGCGAAACTAATCCCGTAATTGCCACCAGTCCAAAACGCAACTAAGACATCTTGATATTCTTCTGGCAATCTATCTTTTACACTAATCCAGCCGTTATTTTCTTCTGCCATAACCCACCTCAATTGTAGCTAGTAAGTAATAGTGTTGGAAAACTTACGCAATCTTCTAATAATTGCTTAAGTGTTGTTTTCTCTTTAAGCCCCGTCTCTTCATTGAAGACGTTAAGCTCTTTGTCTAAATCAGTGACTACACCCCAAGCACCCTCGCGCTTATATTCTTCCATCTCTACTTCAGTGAACCATTTTTCTAGAACCAACTCTTCAAGTGAACGTGCAGCATATATTTCAGTTTCTTCACCTACCCAAAACACTGTTTGAAGCTCTCGCATATCATTGATTGCACCATCAATGCATTCTGTTACTCTACCGTAGCGCAAAGTATCAATTATTCCGTGTGTATCAACTGAAAATTCAACTCCTTCTTCTTCCCAGTCTTTTGTCATCGACGGTCGATAACGCTCAAGAAAATTCATTCTTTTTGTATTAGCTAATAACATTTCATATTCTTCTTTTGTGATTGTTACTGTTTCTGTCATAGTTCCACCTATTATCTATTGCAAATAGCGACTAAAAGGACTAAACCGATAATAGTCAGAAGAATACCATCCGCTATTATCTCCATTTCTATTGCACTCATTTTTAACTCCTGAACCAAAAATAAAAGCCACAATCAAGTGGCTTATTCTTTTTCTTTCTCTCCGCCAAATTCATTCAGTAGATTTTCTGTTAGCTCGGAAAGAACGCTTGTCATTAAGATAAAATCAGCGTCAAAACGCTGTGTATAATCTTCTTTCAAAATGTCGTCGTTTTTATCAAGCACGTTGTCCGCAAACTTCAAGCGTTTAAACGTGCCGTCTTCATTAAGTGTAAACTGTAAGTTCTCATCCCAGTCAAGACGTAATGATTGAACTTGTTTTCCAGCAATAAGCAGACCTTGAATATCTTCACAATGGAAGTCTTGATTTTTTAAAACAGCCTCACCATTACTATTAAAGTCTATTAATTTACTATCGCCTTGCAAATCTAGCCATTCAGGAGTTTTATCTGCTGTTACCCATGACGTCATAACAAAACACGGCTCTTTAACGAAAGATAACGGCATGACAGGCAACGATCCGAGCGTTTTACGCAACAATGCCAATACATCTTCTGACTGCTTGTAAGAACTTGCGTCGACATAAATCAAGCCTTTTTCTACATCAATGAAAAGCGCAGTCTGTTTATACTTGCTGAACGCTTGTTGGATAAGTGTTGCAATAACGTCATCTTTTAACGATAGCTTTTCCACTTTCTTTAACTTGCGCCCTTCTTTCTTCTCAAGCTCTGCAACGCGCTTGTTTAGTGCGTTATTGACAACGTGAGCTGGCAAGATTTTTTCTTCTTTCATTGCCACCAACAGAATTTTATTCTCTGCCGCGTGATAGAGTAACTCACTACAGTGGATTGGGTTAGTCCAACCGAAACGACTCATTTCAGATTTATCACAAGGAATATATTTAAATCCTTGTAACGCTTCTTGTAATTTTTCTGTTGACCAGTCTAACGTTTTAGTTAGACGATAAATAATTGCATTTTTAAACCAAAACATAGTTGATCCTCAATTTATCCATAATGTTCTCTAACTCAATTTAGGAATAGGCAACCAAGCCACAACCTTTTGCTCTAATCTTTTCTCTTTCATCGTTACATCGAAAGAAAATCCCGCTTCGATTGAATAAGTAGAGATAAAATAGTGTTTACCTTTACCGGGTAAATTAATTGCACATAAATACTCACCGTTTTCTAGCGGCACGGTGTTTTCAACTAATCGCCACTGCTTTCTAGCCATAATTTTTCCTTTTTTAGATGTAAAAAAACACGCTATTGCGTGCTGTTCAGTATTTAAGTATTACTTGATAACTGACTATCGATAACCAATAATCGGAATAGTGTTTACCACTGGCTGTGGTTGTTTATCTTGCGACATACACCAAGTTAGTAAATCTTCCCAAACCTTGTAATCATCACCAAATTCATCGCTATCTTTCTGGCATTTGTAAAAATCCAAGTGCTCAGAAATATCACGTTTAATGCAGTTTTTCTCACTGCTTTCTAAGATATTCCAATAATGCTTAACATCTTGAACGCCTTGTGTAACTAAGTAGCTATGGCGTGTCATACAATAGCGGATATGATTAATGAACATAGCCTTAAACTGACTATGTGGAATTTTAATAACTGCTTTATCTTTAATTTGAGGCATACTTTACCTCCGCATTAGGTTTAATTATTTCGGCAAGGAATGCTTGAGCTTCTTCCCCGGTTCGATAGACGAGGTTAAGGTTGACTAACATCGCATCTAGAATGTTTGGGTTTTTTACATTCCATGTAGTAGAGTGCGCTACTGTTTGCGTTGCGACAGATACATAGAAGTGTCTTTTCCCATCTTTCGGGTTTTTTACAGGGTAGAATTCCTTACCGTTCACCGTGATGGTGTGCTGTGGCTCCACCCATGGACCTACGAGGTCATAAGGCATTGCTTCACCCATAATACCCTCACCGCATTTCGTCCACGTGTCGTAGTCCTCATTGCCGTCAATGTATCCAAACAGTGGGTAACACATTTTAAAACTCTCACTTAGGTCGTGGTAAATAGTGGCTTTACGACCGTCACGTGTTACATACTCACCAACGGAAAAAACTTGTGGTTGTTGTGGCTGTTCATAGTCGACGACGTCGAAATCTGAGATACTGGAAGTATTACCCTCATTTGTTACCCGGTAGTCAGCTTCGCCGCTTAGCATAACCATTTTGAACGGATGACGAGTGTCACTGGAATCATGGGTGTGTACTTTGAGTCGAACACCGTTGCGTGCAACGAATACTGTGTCAGGGTTATTTTGATAGATTTTCAGGATGTTCATTTTATTACCTCAAAATTAATAAATTTCTTTTTAAATAGATTTGATATAACGCAGTAAGTTTTTTACACCGCGATATTTTTTACCTTTGTTGTTTCTATCCCACCATAAGCCAGTGGAAGGGTAGAAATCCAATATCATATTGTTTACCTCAATAATGAGGTGAACACCGCCATTTTTGGAAGTAAAATTAACCCCAGATTTGATTAGTAAATCAGTGTTGTATATGAGGTTATTTCTTCTTTTTTCTTTTTGGAACTTACTGTAATCCCTAAAAGCCTCTCCCATATCACCCATAATTTTCACCTACTAAAAAAGCCACCGTAGTGGTGGCGATATCAAATTATTATTTTTGTGGCAATTGAACAAATGGCATTACTGTACCTTGCGGAATGTAGGTTGGTAGTACGCCATTCCATTTTTCAGCAGTTTTAAGTGCAACTAAATCTTGGTTCTTGGCTAAAGCTTCAGCTAATGCCTTCGCGCTATCTGCCTCCGCTTGACCTTTTACCTTAATTGCATGCGCTTCGGCATCTGCTTGCAGTGTTCGTTGTTTTGCCTCCGCTTCTGCTTGAGTAATGCGGATTTTAGCTTCCGCCTCCGCTCTCACTTGTTGCGCTTTTGTTTCTTCAATTGCAATACGAGTTTCTCGTTCTTTGTTGCGAACGGCAACATCTTTATTTACACTGTCTTCAATCATACGCTCATATTCAGCAGAGAAGTTAAACACCGATTGTACGTCATTAATAGCGATGGGGTAGCCCTTGAACGTGTCGGCAATTTCTTTGCGAAGTGAGGTGGCAAATTCACCACGGCGTTCAACGGCTGTCATTGCGGTGTATTTGCTGAAGACGATTTCAAGCTGTTGGCGAACTCGTGGAGCCATTAAGGTATTGATCATGTTCTCGGTAGTTTTGTACTTTGTATAAACCTCTTCAGGGTTAGTGATTTGGTAAGTGACTGTAAGTGCTACCGTTGCGGTTTGGCGATCTGACGTATAAGCGGACAATCCTGAAATTACATCACCTGTCTTTTTATCGAACTCACCAAAGTCGTATTTGGCTTCACGGGTGGAGAAGTAAGTTACATCTTCAACAGGAGATTTCCAATTCAACCCTGATGTTTTAGTGTCAATAATCTCACCATATCGAGTAACAATAGCCGTTTCGCCCGCGTCCACAGAATAAACTGACATAAAACCTAAAATAGCTACGAAAAATAATACAGCTCCACTAACAACGCCTTTAATCATTATTATTCTCCTTTTTCTTAATTGTGTATTGTTTTAAAAATTGTTGTGCCACAACTGCGGACATTGCACCTAAAATAAAACCTAGAAAGAACATTATTTTTTCTCCTTAATTTGATTGTTTAAATATTTGTTCGCTTTTAATAAAACAAAGAAAGCGAACCCTAAAGTGATGATTTGCATTAAGTTGATTATGGTCACCATTGGAACTCCAGTTTTTTTAGTTAATAAAAAAAGCCACTCGTTAAAGTGGCTATTGTTCTGTGTCTGTTTGTGGTTCGTCTTGTGGAATGTCAGGTAGACGTTTCCATTCTTTTGGATTACCTTTAAAATCACAAATTCCATCAATAACCCATACAGAACCATCATCACATAATGCGGTCAAATTCCAGCAATCACCAAAAGCATGGCTTGCTGATGCTGATTCACAAATCTGAATAATTTTTCTCATTTTATTCATCCTAAAAAGGTATGCTATCATCTTCAAAACTATAAGCCTGTTGCGCTGGCTTTCCACTTTTCGCATTCGCATAAGCGTTGTTTTGTGGTGCCTGTGCTTGCGGTTGCGGTTGCGAATCTTGGCGACTGTCTAACATCTGCAATACGTCACCTTGGATTTCAGTTGTGTAGCGATCTTGCCCGTTTTGGTCTTGCCACTTACGAGTTTTTAAACGCCCTTCCACATACACTTTCGATCCTTTTTTGAGATACTGACCGCAAATTTCTGCTTGGCGACGGTAGAACACAATAGAGTGCCATTCTGTTTGTGTTTTGCGCTCGCCAGTGTTTTTATCAATCCAGCTTTCACTAGTTGCGACGCTGATTTTTGCCACTGCTTCGCCATTTGGCATTGTGCGGATATCAGGATCGTTTCCTAAATTTCCTAAAATAATTACAAGATTAACCCCAGCCATTATTTACTCCTTACATAAAACTCAATACTTTGTCGTTGTACATAATATTAAACTCATCCACTTTATCTGGATGTTTCTCTTCAACCCATTTGATGAACTGATCATAAAGACTGGTCAATTCTTCTTTTGACTTGCATTGGTTTAATCTCTCATTAACCATTTCATTAAAAGACTTTTTAGTTCGACCAGAACTCATATTCTGCTGGGTTGGTGGCTTTGAGTTGCTTTGCGATTTTTGCTTTGGGGTATCTTCAGCCTTCTTGAAATCTTGAGAATCTATTGCATCACATTCCACAATCTCTAAGGCAGCCATATATAAATAACGTCTTTGATATGTTTGTAATGCCCCTATTGATTGTATTAGATTGTTTGACGCTATAGGCGAACCATCTTTTGTTAAAGTAGGAACAGTCGGCATTGGCGAAGTAAATTCAATTCTCCCATCACTTTCTGAATCAAAAATAGTGAGCGTTGCCAATTTCTCTGTGAAACTAACTACACTACACATTTTTAATTCTTCAAAAATTTTGTTAACTTCTGGCAAAAAATCGCCTAATTCAAAATAGAGCATTGGTTCATCAGAAGTGAATGTTTTGCCATCTTTTCCTGTTTTATAAACTTTTACTTTTATAAAACTGTTCTTACCTGTTTTTTCCAAACCTTTATCTTGTAATTTAACTCTAGCTTGTGCTAACTTGTGATAAATGCTCATTTTATTCTCCAATAATAAGCTGCTAATCAAGCAGCTTATGGTTTAATCTTGAAATGTCATTCGTTTATATATTTTTCGCACGCGCTCAACATCTTTTGCACAATATTCTGCGACTTCATTAATCTTGCCTGCTTGCACAAAATCCCAAACTTTCGAGCCGTCAATATCGCCTTTTTGTTCAATACCAAGCACTTTGCATAACTTGTCTAGTGATACAGTGCCTTTATATCCAGCCCATTCTGTCATCGTGTCAAAAGTGTTTATTTTGGTTTGAGTGTAATAAGGCTTCACGCCATTAATCACTGAACGTTGGAAGATAAAGCGATAATCAAAATTCACAATGTTATGACCAATGAAAACAGGAGCTGTCATAGATTTGTTTGCATGTTCTCGTAAGTAGTCATTAAAACGTTGCAGGATATCAATTTCTCGGTCTTCTGCTTGCCAATCCTCGCGATAGAAAAGCACCGGTTCCTGATCGTCAATCGCAACACCAATAACTACAATTTCACCAAAAGCACCATCTAAAGATGTTTTATTTACCGCTTCGTCTTTATTTTCAGCCATCCATTTATCAATCGTTTCCTGATTTTTATAGTTGGCAGGTGGTTTTAAGTTCTCGCACACATATTCTTGGAAATCTTTGTTTTGTGTTGGGATGGTTTCAATATCAATATAAACTTTCATGATTCAACCTCTTAGAATGGAAATGTTGTGTTGTATTTTTGTAAGATTCGATAAATTGAGTTAGTGTCAATTTCACCGTTAAAGATCCACTTTTTAAGCTGTCTCAATTTTTTCTTTCTCTTCATTTCATAAATGCGATCTGTTTTCTGTCTATTCACTTGCTCGGTCATAATTAACCCCTGCCACCGTTGTGGTATCTGATATCTTGCTCAACGAACTGACCATTATCTAAATCATCAGGATCGTCTTCTGGTTCTTTTTTCTGCTCAAACTGTGCGTAATAGTCATCAGCACTATCGCACTGCCAAGCGGGCAAAAATCGTCTATTTTTCATTTTCTGAAATCCGTCAAATGTAAAATTGTCTTGCTGGCTTGCAAGAAGCATTTAGAAATTCTTCTCTGCTTTTCTGCCATTGTTTTATTGCTGTTTCGCATAAATCCTTGCTAGCAAAATTGCGTTGCCAGCATGTTTTGCTTTTTCCAAATTGCTCATAAACAACAAACCCCAGTCCTTTTGGATGGGGTTCGATAGAGTAGGAGAGCGTTTTATCACCTTTCTTTCTAACGCGTACCATTTAAAAACTCCTGTTGTTCCATTGCGTAAACTCTGAGATAAATTAGCTGTTCGCTTGCCAAGTTTGGGGGAATATCACCGTATTCCTGTGCCCATTCAGCTTTCGCTTCGCGTTCCATTTCAGCTAATTGTTCTTTGCTGATTTCAGCACTCAGATAGTGATTGTAATAATCCGTTTCTTGTTCGTTTGCTGATACTGGATGACAACTAACACCCAAAATAAGCGCAATTAAGAATGCGCCTGTAATATTCCATAGATTGAATTTCATTTTGTTTTCCTTAATAAAAAAGCCACTTATGTGGTGGCTATTATTTATCCCCATAATACCTGCGCTAGCTTGACTTTCTTTTCTAAGTCATTTACTGCTTTCCTAGCGTAAGTCAAAGAACATGGGTGTTCTCTTTTCTCTGGATTATCCTTTAAGTCCTGATGTTTGGCTTTCGCCTCTTCTAATTTGACTTGAAAGAACCCAAGGCTTTCCGGCATAGATAAATCAATCTTGTCAGCCATTCTTTGCCAGTATTCAATTCTGTCATCATAGCTTTCAGCTTTATTAGCTTCTTCCACCGCTTTATCCATTCGCTTATTATTTCGCTCAATTAAAGCTCTGTGGCGTTTTTCGCTGTGATGACCGACTTTAATCGGCTCGGCTAACCGTAAAAATTCGCGCCCTTCATTCGCCGCTTCGCAATATTGCTGACTAAGCTTTAATGCGTTATTCGCATAACCCTGATAACGCTCCGCTTTTTTAACTGCGTAAGTTTGGCTGTTTTCGCCATCTTTGCGAGTGAATGAGTAAAAGAACGTATTTCCAACTTGTTTAACCAAGTTATGAATAACAACTTCGGTTTCTTTTCCATATTTGCTAGTTATGGTTGCTACATCACCTTTGTTGTATTTTTCAGTACACTTGGCAACAAAAACTGTTGGTGCGAATTTTGCGTATGTGTTCATTTTTCACCTCAAAAAAAGCCCTCTTTCGAGAGGGCGGACTGGTAATTAACAACTGCTTTTGTAATATCAATAGAAAACACTCTTTGAGTGCGCTTTATTGATAGTTGCTTGGCTTTTTTTACCTTGCCCAAGCTACAAGGGGAGTGATTAAACCAACTCTCTACAACCCAATCTACGTTTCTGTACAGCTCTCACTGTATTAGCACTAGATTTGCCTTTATTGCAGTTGTAATTAGCAATATCGCTTAATTTCTTAGCTTTAACTGGAACATCAATCAAAGCCGCATTAACGCGATTAGACTGCTTTTTACTGCATAACTGCTTTTGTCTTTCTCTAAGACGTTTTGCTTGTTTTAGCATTTTTGATACTTTCATATCGTTTGCTCCTTTCTCTCTCATTTGAAAGCACACTTACTTGTTTGAATGCGCTTTTAAATAAGTCTTGATTTACTTCGCCAAGCGTGGAGGTCTTAATCAAGTAACCTTAATCCACTTAACCAAATTGTGTCGCAATCACAGATTACTTAATCAATAAGGCTATATTTGATTAACTTGTGATGTGTAGATTTTTAAAGAGCGTGAGATGTGTATCTCGTTTTGTTGTGGACAATTTAGCAAATACTAAATGTTTAGTAAAGAGGTTGTTTAGTAAAATTTAGTTAAAATTTGTATAATGTTTAGTAAAAAGTTGATTTCCAAAGAAAAATATTTTTGAAATTTTTTGATTAATTGCTGGATTTGTGAGCTATGTCACAGAAAAGAGGTGGGGAATGGGAGTTTTAGGTAAAGAAAAAGCCCGCTTGATGCGGACTTAATATTTAATTTTGTATTTTCGTGACTGGTTCTGGAATATATAGCCGACTACTTTTAGCAATACGCGTTTGTTGAGTGATTGCATCTTTGTAAATATTAGAACTAAGAAACTGCAATAGATCTTTAAATTGCTTTTTATGATTTGGCATTGCTATTTTATTTTTCGCTTCATTAACAGGAAGTTGATACTCTATGCTACCTGCTGCTTCAATCAAATCTTTTACGCTATAGTCTTCTAAAATTTGGCTTTTATTTATGATGGCAACCTTGGTTCTTACTACAGTGTCGTCAATTTGTGACAAATCAAATCCGCCACTTACTTCAAAATGGCTATCTCTTTCAATAAAAGCTGTAATTTCTTCTTGTGTTGCCTCCTTGAAATAGTGATCCATCTCAAAAATATGACGTAATACATTGAAAGATCTAAAGTAGATTGTATTGGTTGGGGAAAGTATCGAGATAAGTTTGTCGTCTAAAGCAATTCCGTCAGAGCTTGCAGCGACAAATTGATTATTAGGTGTAAACGGATTCGTCCAAAAAGTTCTAGATAAATCAACAATATTACGGCGGTTAAAATTTTGTATTAAGATTTCATTACTTTCAGTTAAGGCAATAACAGCCACAATATATTCCAACTCAGCATTTTTACCTAGATATAATTCGCGAATACCTTCAGGGTTATTTCTTACAAAACTAAAATCAAGACCTGTTTCAAATTGTTCGATATAAAAGCATTCTGTTCTAGTTAACGTTTCATCAGCATTAAATGAGACATGCTCATTATATTGTAAAAATTTTTGATGACTTTCCTCAAAAATTGTAGTCATCCGTTGCTTTGCTTCTTCATCGATATTAAATCTTAAGATACGCTCGGCGTTGTCTTGATTTAAAATTGCAAAAAATTCCATTATTAATCCTTAACTTGTAGATAAGTATGTTCTGTAAGTCGAACTACTTTGAAACGACTATTATCTATATCCAAGAGGGTATTACGTGCAATAAAAATAATATGTACGTTATTACTCCTCTCAGCCTCATAAAATTTATATCCCATAAAAGCAAGTATTGGGTTGAATGTGCAAGCTCCAGAATAACTCACCCAAATAAATATACTCATATAAAAGAACACCGCGATTCCAAGGTTGGAAAATATCTCAGCGCCAGCCATTAATGGAAATAGATAACTAATAAAATAGTTTGCCATTTCTCTATGGGCTGGTGTAACAGATGTCAATTTAAATGCTTGAGTAGGGTGTTGGAGTGTGGCTTGTTTTTTTGCTTGGTAAAATACCCAAGGGAATAAGAGTACACTTACCACAAACAGTCCAATAGATAGCAAAAAAACACACTCTTTTTGGGATAGTTCCCAAGCCAGTAAATGCCCCAAAAGCCGTTCAAGCTTATGAGGGATTTCATCAATTCCCTGAATGCTTTGTAATCCAATTAATAAGGAAATAGAAAGGCAAATTGGGGATATTGAGCTGATAGTAAGCAAAATTCTTGCAAATCGATTTAGCATAATACATTCTCCTAACTGATCTTTTTTACAGTATATTATATACTAAATACATTGCTAATTATCTAACTTAAACTCATTTCACTAGCACACACCACTAATCACAAAGCACAGACCACCAGAAGACTTACAACAAAACCGAATACCAAAATACTTTCCCGATCACTACAATTTCATCTAGGTTTACTATTTCATCTGGGTATGATGTTGAGTTAAAACTTCTGATCAATACTTGCTCATTTGGCATTTTGTTTAAAATTTTAATGCGCAATAATCCGCCGTGATTGATTGCGTAGATATTGTTATCACGAATAACTTTATTCCCCATATCTACACCAACAGTTGCTCCATCTGGTATTGCAGGTTCCATTGAGTCACCTTCCGCCACAACACAGACTGCATTTTCATATTGCACACCTTGTCTACGTAATGTTGCTTTAGAAAAGCGCAATTTAAAATTGTTATAGTCCATGATGTCATCTGCAAACCCATTACCAGCAGCAAGCCTAATATCTTGTAAAAATGGTACTTCGATATCTTCGTCATGAAGTGGGGTATTGTGATCCCACAAATCAAATGAGCCAATATCTTTTACATTAGATTCTATGCTGCTTTGTTTTATATCTAAGTAAAACGGTGGCATTCCATTTTCACTTTCTAATCTTCTTGCTGCCTTTTCACCAAATGATGGGGTCTTCCCACTAATTAACTGAGATACATAACTTCTATCTTTTTCAGGCACAACTTTGTCTGAAAACCATTTTTTTAGATTTTCTCTTCTTACTTGGGTTAGTTCGTTTTTATCTAAATTCATAGAGTACTCCTTTTCACCTTAATGTTATTTAGTAACAACTAAACTAGCAAATGCTAAATATTATTTACTTTTTCATTTATTAAATGCTAAACTGTATTTAGTTTTTAATATCGGAGGTGAAATGGAACTTAAAAACTACTTATCAAATCGCCCCCGCGGATTCAAAGCTGAGTTTGCTAGAAAGCTAGGCATTTCAAAGTCATTTCTTTGCCAGGTCGAAAAAGGATATTCAAAAGCCCCTATTGAGCTAGCTAAGAAAATCGAAAACCTAACTAGTGGGGCAGTAAAGAAAGCAGATATCCGCCCTGACGTATGGGGTTAACTTACCAACTAACTAATAAACAATCTTCAAGAAAAGGAATTATTTTTCATGAACAGCAAAGAAATACAGAGATTGTTACACCGAGATTGTAAGAACAGCTCAGGCGGTATTACCTCTCTTGCTTATACGTTAGAGAAGTCGCCAAAAATTCTTGGCAACAAGCTCAACGTGGATTGCGAGCAGAACCAATTGAGCTTTATCGAAGCGATCGAACTTATCGCCACCGTTCAAAGCAAGAAAACACTCTCAGCTATTGCAGCACAAATCGATCACATCGTTGTGCCTATGCCTAGATGTGCTGATTGCGGTCAAGACGTACTAGCAAGATTTCTAGATATTGCGGAATCAAGCGGAAGAATCGGAAAAGAGATTAAAAGTGCGGTGAGTTCTGATTCAGAGCTTGGACGTAATTTATCTCAACGTGAGAAACAAAGAATCTTAGCAGAAGTGGAACAGTTAATTGAGCAAGCTATCTGTTTGAAGATGGAATTGGGGCAATAAAAATGCCACTGCGGCAACAGTGGCTTTCCAGTATGCAATATTCGGAATTAAAAGGTAAAACCGATGGACAAATTATCTCAAAAAAATCAACAAAATTCAATATTTAAATCAATACCGAAAAGCAAACGACTGCGATGGCTCATCTTTGAGGAATATAAGCAAAGAATCGCAAACGTTGGTTTAACCCATACACAGTATGAGCAAAGAATCAGAGCAGCAGTTAAGGAGTTAGGTATATGAGCAACGTATTAAGACTAGATGATTACAGAGAGAAAATCGCACAAGAAAAACCGATAAAAGAGGTTAAGAAAGTGAGTATTGATGACGGTTATACTGCCATTCCAAACGAATTACTGGAGTCAATTTTAAAGTCAGGCGTGCTTGGCTGGAAAGGTTCTTATTTATTGGCGACAGTATTAAAAACTCTTAAATGGCATAAAAAAAGTGACTGGTTCTCACATTCTCAAGTGTGTGAAATGATGGGAATTGAGGCTAACAAATATCATATCAATCAACTTTCCGCTGCTAGAAGTGAATTAATCAAGGCAAAAATACTGTTTGAAAAAGGTAGAAATACTGGTGTTAATTTAGCTGTTTTTGAATGGTCAATGATAATTCCCGATAAAGTAGGGAAATCCCGAAAATCTAGGGATTTAATTCCCGAAAATGTAGGGAACACATATCCCGAAAATGTAGGGAACACAAAAGAAACTCTTACAAAAGAAAAAATAAATATAACCCCCTTACCCCCTAAAGGTGAATCAGCTAACGCTGATGGCGAAAGAAATGCCAAAGAAGATTTATCTCCTAAAAATAAAAAAAATCGTTCTGCTGAAAAAATCGATTATCAAGGCGTTATTGATGCGTTCAACGAAGCTAACACTGAAAACGGTTCTAAATTGCCATTTGTTAGAGAATTATCAGACAAACGAAAAACAAGCATTAAAAAATTCCTCTTGTCACTGAAAGAGCCTACCGCGAAATGTGCAGGTAATTATTTTAGTGCCTTGTTCTCAATGCTAAGACCTTTCCATTTTGGTGAAGAAAAAAATTCAACTTGGAAAGCAAATTTTGATTGGGCAATTCGTGGCGAAACTGTGATTAAAGTGCGTGAGGAGAACCTGTAATGAGTACACAAATTCAAACAGTCCCTTACAACTTGCAGGCAGAACAATCTGTACTTGGTGCAATCATGATGGATGCTAACGGTGAGAGAAGTGCGACAGTTTTTGCGATGTTAAAACCTGAAAGTTTCCATGTGCCAGCACACAAAAAAATCTATGAAGAAATGCTTTTCTTGGCGAGAAATAATCAACCGATCGATTTAATGACTATTGATTCACGTTTAAGAGCAATTGGTATTATCGAGCAAATTGGCGGTATGGCGTACCTCGCAGAAATGTCAAAAAACACTGTCAGTATCGCTAATATTTCAACGTATGCGCAGATTGTGCGAGATGAAGCAATTAAACGTTTTACCTTTGCTAAGTTACAAGACTGCCAAGAAATGGTGCTTTCTAGTAATGGTTTGAACGCACAAGAAAGACTTGATGCAGTTAGTCGCTTAATGTCTGAGATTGCGGATTATGGACGTACAGGAGCAACAAAAGGCTTACGTACAGCAAGAGAGGTTGGTGGTGAATGGTTAGGTAGTTACCAAGAGCGATTAGAAAATCCAAGTGCTACAAGAGGACTTACAACTGGGCTTACGGCACTTGATGATTTACTTGGTGCGAAAGGACTAGTTAAACAATCGTTAGTTGTGGTTGGCGCAAGACCTAAATGCGGCAAAACTGCTTTCTATGGCATGGTTGCAGAAAACTGCATTATCAATGAGAAAAAGCCAGCACTTTTATTTAGCCTAGAAATGTCAGGACAATTAATCTTTGAAAGATTGATTGGACAGAATGGAAATATCAATACCACCGCATTTTATGAACACGATCCAGATGTCATCTTTCACAAATATCACACTACGCAAGAATCACTTATTAACCGCGCAAGTAATGCAGTAGGAGAGCTAATCAAAGACGATCTCTTGTATATCGACGACACACCGGGTGTTTCAATGGCCCACATCAGAAATGAATGCAGACGTATCAAACGTGAACGTGGCGAAATTGGATTAATTGCGGTTGATTATCTCACATTGATGAAAGCTGAAGATGCAGAACGTAACGATCTCGCTTACGGCAAAGTAACTAAAGAGCTTAAAAATCTTGCTCGCGAGATGGATTGTGTAGTGCTGCTTCTAACCCAATTAAACCGCAAACTTGAAGATCGTGGCGATAAACGCCCACTTCCTAGTGATAGCCGTGACACTGGTCAAATCGAACAAGAATGTGATTACTGGCTCGGGTTGTACAAAGAGAGCGTTTACAACGAAATGGCGGATAAGTCATTAACAGAAATCATTTTAAGGCTAAACCGTCATGGTGGAAGTGGCACAGTTTATGCCGATCAACGTTTTGGTTCAATGTTCAATTGTGATCAAGACGAAGCAAAACTAAGAGCAGAGCAATGCAAACCAGAGCCGAAGAAAGTTAAGAAAGGGGATTTTTAAGATATGGAAATTAAAAACCAATTCTTCTTACGCTCAGAACAAGTTCGATCAAATTGCCAAGATTTTATTGCTCAACTCCCTATCGATGATGACAAGCCACTAGTCGTTGATATTAAGCCAAGAACACGCAACCTAGAGCAAAACGCTAAATTCCATGCCATGTGCCAAGACATAGCTAATCAGCTCGAATTTATGGGGCGTAAGCTCACGATGGAGCAGTGGAAAGTGTTGTTCATCTCAGGTCATGCGATGGCAACAAATGAACAAGTAGAAATGGTACCAGGTCTTGAGGGCGAGTTCGTAAACATTCGTGAAAGCTCAGCAAGAATGAGTGTTAAACGCATGGCAAGTTTGATTGAGTATGTGACGGCTTATGGTGTAAACCATGGCGTTAGATTTAACGACAGATACGGATTTTGGGGGAAATAATGGAAGATTTTTTGATTGTAATTGGATCACTAGGAATGTTGTTTTTGGGCTGTATGTTGATGGGTGATTTTTTATGAAAACAGAATACAAATGCCCGAAATGTGGTGGTGAGATAGAAGATTTAACAGAATCAGATGAATGGATGTATTTCGCTGATGAGCCGTTTAGATGTTGTGGCCACTACACTGGAAGATATCCGAATGTCAGTAAAGATTGCTTAATGAATCGTACTAAGTCTTGCGGTTATTTTAGTTTAGAAGAGTTAAAGAAATGAGAATAAAAATGGAGAAATTTAAGTCAGTTTGGAAGTATGTATTTGGTGTAATTTTGTTCCCCGTTTGGTGGTTAATTATATTTCTTTGGTGCTTGCTTTTAACTGTGTTTGTTTTTGTTATTACGCTTAAGTGGCAACTTAAAGACATTATAGAAGGCGTAACTTTATCACTTGATTTCTTTGGGTTCTGGAAAGAAATGGAAACAAACGCAAGAAAGGGGGTTGTCAGAGCATTTAGGGGTGATAAATGAGAAAGAATTTATTGGCGCTAGCAATGGCAAGTATGGCTGTTTCTCAGGGCGATGGATTGGTTATAAAAATAATAGAAAATCCAAAACCACCAAGACCAAAGATTAATAAAAGAGATGTTTTTAAGAATGGTAAGAGAGGGAAAAACAAATGAGGAAAACAGCACTAGCGCTTTTACTTTTTGTTTATATGACGATTTGGATTTTATTCGCATTAACGAGCTTTCCTATCTATCTAGTCGCAATAAGTGTCGAGGGTCTAATCCTACACCTTAGAGGATACAAGAATGGTTACTGGAAATTCTGGAAGCAAGACGTTAGAGATTATCCGTGGAGAGTTAAGGCGTTTTTTTACGGGGATTATTTATAGTGACTAAAAAGCCGAAAGAGCATAAATGCAAGGTATGCGGTAACTACTTTGTGAAAAACAAATCAACACAGAAAGTCTGTTCAGTTGATTGCGCTATCAAGCTCAGCAAAGAAGAAGCACGCAAGAAAAGAGAAAAAATACAAAAAGCCGAGCGCATAGAAACTGCAAAACGAATGAGGGCAAGAAAGGAGGCGTTAAAAACAAGAAGGGATTGGTTAAACGATTTACAAAAGATTTTCAATAAATTCATTAGACTGCGAGATAAGGACGAACCTTGTATTAGTTGCTGTCGTTATCATCAAGGGCAATGGCATGCTGGACATTATAAAACAATCGGTTCATCACCGGAGCTAAGATTTGATGAAAAAAACGTCCATAAACAATGCTCTGCCTGTAATAACCATAAAAGTGGAAATGTTACAGAATACAGGATCAACCTTATTAAAAAGATAGGTGTTGAAGAAGTAGAAAGATTGGAGAGAAAAGATCATCCACCACTAAAACTCACAAACGACGAAATCAAAGCAAAGATTGCGCTGTACAAAAACAAAATTAAAGAATTAGAGGGCAGGGAATGAAATTTAGTGAATTAAAATTAACACAAGAACAAGAATATTTTGTCGACAAGTGGATGGACATGTGGGGCAACTGGATTAGAACTGAACGGTTTAATAAAACACAATTTAATATCATTAGTAGATTAATGCAAAGTGTTACACCAAGCGAACCTAGCGAGCCAATTTGTGATGATGATGTTGGAATGATGATCAGTCAAATTGTTGACCAGTTCTTTATGAAGCATGATCCAGCGATGCGGTTCATTGTCTTTTCTTACTACGTGAACAAATGCACTATTAACAAAATAGCTGTAACGTTGAGAAATAACAGCGACGAAGTACCAATGCAGCCATGTGCAGGTAAGTCTAATATTAGGGTTCCTAGCCTTGATTACTTCAAGAGACAAGTGAAGAATGAATTGATTATCGCAAAAGCAATAATTCACGAACTTCTTGTAAAAGGATTCGTAATTCTGCGAAATGGTAGCGAACGTGCTGTTAACGTGAAAATTGGTTATTGACATACTTGCATACTTGCACTATCATTTAATTATATGGTGATCGTAGTGTAAGTATGATTCACCGCAGGGGTAAGAGCTGGTGCTCAGGTGGGCTTCACCACACCTAACAAACGTTCGATTCGTTTACTTATCCCATTCAACAAAACCTAGCCTCAAAGCTAGGTATTTTTTTTAGGATAGTTAACTCAGTTGGTAGAGTGGCTGGCTGTTAACCAGTATGTCGCAGGTTCAAATCCTGCACTGTCCGCCAAATTCACAAGCCTAGTCTTAACGGACTGGGCTTTTTTATTGCCCCAAAAGCAAGGGGGTGGAGATTATGAAAATGAAAGATGCTGGGACGCAATCATATATCTGGTCGGGATTTAGTGGCTTACTTGCTTGGCTAGGCGATCAACAAAACTTGATGATGGTTAGTCTTGCGATCGGTATTGTTACCGCTCTCGTTAACTTATCCTCAAAATTTCATGAGCGAAGAGTGCGAATTAGAGAAGAGGCAAGAAAACTCAAAACGAGAGAAGAAGAAAGAAAAATTAGAATTCGTGACGAAGAAAGAAAAGAAGAACTTCACCGGCTACATGTGCAACGATTGAGAAAAGGGCTTGATATAGAATGAAACACGCTAAGAAGATAACGGCTTGTTCTGTTGCAATGATTATCGCTGTTGTCATGTCAAATCACTCAACTGAGATTCGCACCGGTGAGCGTGGATTAGAAATCATCGGTAATGCCGAAGGTTGCGCACGTGAACCTTATAGATGTCCTGCTGACGTTTTAACAGTTGGTATTGGTTCAACGGAATTAAGCGGACTACCTATTGAACGTAAAAAATATTCAGACGAAGAAATAGCGAAGCGCTGGGTAAATGACATCAAAGTGGCTGAAAAATGCGTTAATAACTGGGCAAGTGGAAAGAACTTACCGCAAAGTACATTTGAGGCAGCGGTATCAATCACATTTAATGTCGGATGTTCTAAGCTGAAATATTCTACGTTATTTAAACACGCAAAAAATGGCGATATTCAAGCAATGTGCGATCAATTTCCACGCTGGAAATACGCCAACGGTAAAGTATTACGTGGACTTGAAATTCGCAGACAAAAGGAACGTGAACTATGTTTAGCCGACTTACACAAATCTTGATCATCGTAATTTTGGGCTTGTGTGTCGCGTTGTGGTTCCAGTTCCAATCTATTTCTAACTTAAAAGCCAAAAACACCATTCAAGCCCAAACCATTTCACTACAGGGCGAAAGTATCAAAAAGCTCAAACAGCAAGAAGAAATAAACAGACAACTTACACTCGAAATCAGCAGACTTGAGAGTGAGTCTAGGAGCAAATCAGATGATGCAATCAATTCTATTTCACATGATGAAAAAAGTGCTGACGCTTACAATGCCAGTGCTCCTCGTTCTATTGTTGACTTCTTGCGCCAGTAAGCCAGTAGCACAAGTTTGTCCAAGCATTCCAGTCGCACTTCTCGCGCACTTAGATAAAACAGGTTTTAACGGTAATACTTACGGTGACGTTTCAAAGTACGCAGTAATACTCAAACGTGAGCGTGACGTATGTTTGAATAGGATTGATAAGATTAGAGAATGGCAGAAAGAAGATTTAAATAAGTGAAAAGGGGTGATCCCCCTTTTCTTTTATAGAATAAGCTGTTCTGGTTTACAGTTATAAATTGCAGCTAAACGTTCACAAGTTTTTTGTTGTGGTTTAGATCCTTTTTTCTCTGCTTGAGAAATTGATGATTGAGTTAACCCAGTTTTAACTGCTACATCATATTGTGATAATCCACGATATACGCGCCACGCAGCTAATAAACTTAAGTCTTGATCAAACATAATATTAATAACTTCGTTTGGCACTGTTTCATTATCTGTATGATCTGATTGATAGGGTACATCTTGAAAAATTAAATCATCATCAAGTGCAGTCAAGCGTTTAAACTCTTCGATTGGCAAGACTACAAATTGTGGTTTGCCATTTGTATCGTTGATGTATTGTAGTTTCATGAGATCTCCTTTAGTGGGGATTTCTCCCCACTATTATTAATAAGTTGTTGATGTTCTGCGTTTAACTGTTTGTATATTGATTATTCTTGGTTCACCGTCGATTACTTCAAACAAAACTCTGTAATCACCGACCCTTAATCTATACTGGTTATCTTTACCTGACATCTTTTTTAAATCTAACTTGACATCGGGAAAGGCGTTTAACGCGTTCACTTTTTCTCTAATTGGCTTTACATATCTTTGGTCTATTGAAAGCAGTTGCTTAATTGCTTTCTTAGTCCAGTTAATCTGATTCATTTAATCTCCTTTTTAAAGAACAAGTATCTTTCCATGATTAGATAATAAGATATATATCTTATATTGTCAATGTTTTTTTAGAAAAAATCTAATTATTTTCCATTTTTCTAATCATTGTTGCACTGCGAGATGAGAGAGCTACTGCCTTAACCAAGTATTATTACGCATATATACACAAAGCAAGTATTTAAAAAAGGATTTACCTATGCCAAAAAAAGACGAGGTTAAATCCACGTCTAAAGGGCGTGGTAAAACTAAATTAACGAATAAACAAAAACGTTTTATTGAAGAATATCTAATTGACCTAAACGCCACTCAAGCAGCAATTAGAGCTGGTTATAGTCAGGATACAGCAAGACAGATGGGAGCAGAGAACCTGTCAAAACCTGTCATCCAAGAGGCTATCCAAAAAGCCCAAAACAAGAGGTCAGAACGAGTTCAAATTTCACAAGATGATGTGTTACGTGATTTGATAGAGCTACGTGATATGTGCATGGCGCGTAAGTCAGTCATTGTCACTGATACAGTTAAAAACAATCAAGAGGGAACTGTTACTGCGATTGATAATTCCGTTTACGCTTTTGAACCAGCAGGGGCAAATAAAGCACTTGAGTTGTTGGGTAAACATTTGGGAATGTTTAAAGAACGAGTAGATCTCACTAATTCAGACAGTTCACTTAATCGTCCAACAATTATTGAATTAGTTTCACCATCGGTAAATAGCAATGAAAGTACAGATTGAAATACCACCTAAACTCATCCCTGTTTTTAGTGGTAATTATCGTTATCGTGGATCTTATGGTGGACGTGGTTCTGCAAAAACAAGAACGTTCGCGAAAATGACTGCTGTAGTTGCATATAAGAGAGCAATGGCAGGTGACAGTGGTGTTGTGCTATGTGGTCGTGAGTTTATGAACTCGCTTGAGGATTCCTCACTTGAAGAAGTTAAACAGGCAATTAGATCTGAACCATTTTTAGAGGCTTTTTTTGAAATAGGTGAGAAGTATATCAGAACAAAATGCGGCAGAGTGTCGTATATATTTTCTGGTCTACGTCATAACTTAGATAGTATCAAATCGAAAGCGAGGATATTACTTGCTTGGGTTGATGAGGCAGAATCAGTCAGTGAAATGGCTTGGAGTAAATTAATTCCTACGGTTCGTGAACATAATTCAGAAATCTGGCTGACGTGGAATCCTGAAAAAAGAGATTCCGCAACGGATAAGCGTTTTAGACAATTCCCACCTGATAGCTCGGTGATTGTTGAAATGAACTATACCGACAACCCTTGGTTTCCTGATGTATTAGAGCAAGAAAGACTGAATGATAAAAAACGCCTAGACGATGCAACTTATCGCTGGATTTGGGAAGGTGCTTACTTAGAAGCGAGTGAGGCTCAGATCTTTAATGGTAAGTATGAAGAATTAGAATTTAAACCAAATCAAGATTTCAACGGTCCATATTTTGGGCTTGATTTTGGCTTCGCTAAAGATCCAACTGCTGCAGTTAAATGTTGGGTGTTTGATAATAACTTGTATATTGAATATGAGGCAGGCAAAACAGGCTTGGAGTTAGATCACACAGCAGGTTTTATAAAAGAAAGGGTGCCAGATATAGAAAAATATATATTACGTGCAGACTCAGCAAGACCTGAATCAATAAGCTACCTTAAGCGAAATGGTGTTCCTCGAATTGAGGGAGTTAAAAAATGGAGCGGATCGGTTGAGGATGGGATAGAACACATCAAATCTTACAATAAAGTTTACATTCATCCTCGCTGCAAAGAAACATTGCGCGAGTTCAGGTTGTATAGCTACAAGACAGACAGATTAACAGGCGATGTGCTACCTACCGTGCTTGATGAGCACAATCATTATATTGATGCTATTCGTTATGCGTTAAATCCGCTAATTCAATCTAAAAATGCAGCAGGTATTTTCTTTAGTTAACATGAGCACTTATTATGAAACAAGAATTTGAAATCAATCAGCTTGCTGAGCTTATTGTTAACAATGCTCTACAAGCAAACAGAGTGAGAAATTTAACCAATGCGGGCGTGATAGGTAATACCAAGCGCCCTCGTTTGTATTCTGAGTTCGGATATCCTAAAAAACTCTCATTCAGTCACTTTTTCGAAGCATATCAAAGAATGTCGGCTGGTGGAGCGGCAATAGATCGCTTACTTGATAAATGCTGGTCTGATATGCCAATTGTTATAGATGGCGAGAAAAGCGATGAGGATAAGGAGAGCTCTGAATGGGAGCTTTCTGCAACAAAGCTAATCAAGCGTTATTTTAAACAATTAAAAGAAGCCGATAGACGAAATCTTGTCGGTCACTATAGTGCCTTAATTCTTCAAGTTAGAGATGGAAAAGCATGGGATGAACCCGTAGACGATCTATCTTTGAAATCACTAAAAGATAAAGGCATTGTGAAATTGATACCCGTTTGGGAAATTCAATTAAAAGTCATCGAATGGGTCACTGACGAAAAAAGCGAGAACTACGGCGATCCTTTATATTTCCAATTTGACGAAGCAGGTACCTCTTTCGGCAAAAATCAGAATAGAAGCATTAAGATACATCATAGTAGAGTTATTGTTTTAAATGAGGGTTCTGAGGATTCAGACCCAAGTTCTGGTGTGCCATTATTGCGATTAGGGTACAACAATCTCTTGGATATTGAGAAAGTCGCTGGTGGTAGTGCTGAGGGATTTCTAAAAAATGCAAGTCGTCAGCTTGGCGTTAAATTAACTAAAGAAACAGATTTAGCGACTTTAATAAGTGAGGCTAAAAGTCGAGGATATGACGGTTTGGCTGATGCGATGAATGCGCAGATTAGTAAATTAAACTCAGGTACTGATTCAGCATTAGTCATGCAGGAAGGTGATGTTAGCGTTTTGTCCGTTGCACCAGCAGATCCAATGCCAACATGGACAGTCTCGGCGAATTTATTCGCATCATCTGTTCGTATGCCATTTACTATTCTGTTCGGTCAACAAACTGGTCGTTTAGCCTCTGATGAAGATAAAAACGACTGGGCTAGCCGCTGTAATGAGAGACGGAACACATTTTTAACAGATTTAATTCTTAAATTTATAAACCGATTAATTAAATTTGGTGTTTTAGACTCGCCTAAACACGAAGAAGTAACGGTCACATGGTCTGATTTGCTGGCTCCAAGTGAGAAAGAGAAAATTTTAAATGCTAAGGAATTATCAAGCGTTGCTGAAAGCTCTGTGAGAGCGTTTGGTATCTCTGCGATCAATCCTAACGAAATAAGAGCAATCATGGAGCTTGAGCCATTAGAGGAAGATGATTTAGAGCCACCTGAAATTGATAAAAAAGGAGATCCGTTAGTCGATGATAAAGAGAAAGACAAACAGAAATCCGATTTTGCCGAGAAGTAAATCAGACCCAATCGGGATGGGGCGCAATGTTCGTAAAATGTTCTCTGATATTGAAGAACGGTATTACAAAATAAAGCTAGATATCAAAAATTTGCTTGATAGAAAAGTAATACCGCGATCAATTATAGGGGTTAATGAAAAGTCTGTGATCGTCTGTAGTCAATTTACAGAAGTGCCGATGCTCTATTTTGTAAATAGCAATGAACATGATTACAACTTCACATCAGAAGAATTTGCTAAATTCAGTGATGAGATACAAAAAATTTTAGAGGATTGGTTGTTAGAAGAAAGTAGAATGGGTGAGTTGTGGTTTGAGTTGTATTTAGAAGAATCACAGAAGGCTGCGACACTATCAACTCATTCATCACTGTCTCAACAATCTGATTTATATCTCACGCAACGACCACTTTATCAAATACTTTTCAGCGAACCATATTTAGAAAGATTGGCTATTGCTCAACAATTATTCTATGAACAATGGCGAGGTCTTACTTATCAAACAAAATCAGATCTAATCTACATAATTAGCGAAGCGGTAGTACGTGGCATCAATGTCAAAAAAACGGCTGAACTAATAAGCAAGAGATTAGACATATCTATGTCTAGAGCCAAAAAAATGGCTCAAACAGAACCGTTGTCTGTCTACAGGCGAGCTGAGTGGGAAGAAGCAAAAGCGGCTAGAGATGAGCTTGGTCTTGATGCTGGGATATTGCATATTTCGGCATTAAAAAGCACAACTCGGATTACTCATGCTAAAAGACACGGAAAAGTGTTTACGCCAGAGGAGCAGGAGGCGTGGTATCAAAAAGATGGAAATAGATTTAACTGCTATTGTAAATCACAGGTCATTATCAAAGAAGATACGCCATTATCGACACTAAAAAGGTATGAGAATGAACGTAAAGCTTGGTTAAAAACTCATTAAGAGGAATCAAAACAATGAAACGAAGTGTTGTTAACGTACTGTCGGTTGTTAACTCTAAAAATATCACAAATGAAATAATTGAGGGTGATGAGCATATTGTTGTATCTGATATTGTCCCTGTTATTGACAACATTGTGATGAATAAAGGGTTGTATCCAGCAGACGAGATAGATAAGGGATATAGCACGCTAGATGGTAAGTTAATGCCACTAGGTCATCCTAAGTCAGATGGGCGATACATATCAGCAAATGAAGCAATTGCACTCAATAAATTCTATGTCGGCGCATGGTGCGTTAACGCGAGAAAAGAGGGCGAGAAAGTGCTTGTTGATATGAAAGTCAATAAACGTATTGCAAATAGCAGTGATAGCGGCAAACGTTTAATTGAGGCATTGGAGAATTTAACTTCTAACAAAGCTGCAAAACCAATACACATCTCAACTGGCTTAAATTTACAAAAGGAATATCGCAAAGGTAACTCAAAAGGTAAAAAATATGACTGGGTTGCAACAAATATGCAATTCGATCATGTTGCAATCTTGCTTGATGAACAAGGTGCTGCAACTCCAGAGCAAGGGGTTGGTATCTTCGTGAATTCTGAGGGGCAAGAAAGTGAGGTTGAGTTTGTAAATCTTTCTGACTCGGCAGATTACACAAAAGAAACATTACTAGACAAAGTTAAATATTTCTTTTCTACAAATTCCTCTTTGTCTTTTGAAGAAATTCATGGGCTTCTATCGCAATTAATAAATAACGGCCATAACTCTAAAAAATGGTTATGGATCGAATCTGTTTACCCATCACATTTTATTTATAACGATGATGGGAAAAAATATAAGCAGAAATACCTAATCGATGACAATTCGCAAGTCAGCTTTGTTGGTGAGCGCATTGAGGTCGTTAAAAAAGTCGATTATGACGAAATTAAAACTAATGGAGAAAACATAATGAAAGAAAAAATCTTATCAGCACTCAATGCCGCAGGCGTGAAAACTGAGGGTTTAGACGACGATCAGCTTTTATCGGCTTATAACGAGCTTCAAGCTAAGCCACAAGGTGAAAGTGTTAAAACTATCAATAACGAAATTAAAGAGGCAATTAAAGCAGCAGTAGCTACCGCTATTGCTCCGTTGCAAGAAAAGCTGCAAGCAAATGAAGATGCGAAAGTTGCCGAAATGCGAGAAGCGGTTAAGTCAAAATTTAGCTTGTCTGATGCTGCAGTCAATTCTCTAAGTAGTGAAGCATTATCAGAAATGTTTGCAAAAACAAAAAACTCAAACGGGTTAAATAATTCACTAAATGCAAATAGTGAGGAAACCCAGTGGGGCGATTATAAGTTAAATCAAGAGGAGTCTAAATAATGGCTAATGTTATCTATCGCGGTCCAGTAGAGCGCGAACCAAAAACAGTTAATCTTGTGATTAATGATACTTCTTCTCCTGGTGTTGTAGTGAAGTTGAATGCTGGGAAATTAGAAGCGGCGACTGATGCAAAAGGTCGCCGTTTTTTATTGACGAATCGTCGCTTTGCAGGGCAAACAATTGATCAGGCATATACAAAAGGTGATACAGCAATTGCTTTTCGCTTAGAGCCTGAGCATGAGTATTACGCTCAATTAGCTGATGACACTTATCAACCTGGTGATGCTTTAACTGCAAAAGCAGGTGGCAAATTAGCGAAAGCTGTTGCAGGTGATGTTGTTTTATTCTTCTTCGATGAACAAAAACAACGCCAGATCACTGGTGGAAAAGGTTGGGGCGATGTTGTCGTCGCTAACGCGTATGTAAAAGCATAAGGAATTAAATAATGTTGAAATTCACAAAAGAACAAGAGCAGTTTATCATCAATGAGCGTATTAATTACGACAAGAAACATGCAGCTATGGCGGCAAATTTCGCACAAGGTGGATTAATTGAGGGTAATGCCTCAACACTTCCGCGCGACGTTTGGGCTGAATGGGACCGTGAGGCTGTGCAATTGCAACGTGACGAGCTTGTTATTTTTAATGATTTGTCGCCCATCAATAAAAGCATGCCACTAGGTAAGCTTGTACACCACTTCATGACTGTTGGCGATAGCGGAACAGTTAACATCTCTTTAGATGGTCGTTCTTCTGCTAAAACTGATGCGCCAGTGTTCGAATATCATGGAACACCATTGCCAATTATTGATTCAACATTTGGTTATGGCTGGAGAGATATGTTAGCTTCGCAGACTGAGGGTTATTCTATTGATTCTGCACCACGCGCGAACAGTTTACGTAAAGTTGCTGAGAAAATCGAAGATCTAATGTTAAATGGTGATACTTCAATTTCTGTCGGCGATTCTAAACTTTATGGTTTACGTACAGCACCTCGCAGAATGACTGGTACGCACAACTTAACATTGCGCACAGCAACAGCTAAACAAGTTTATGAGCTGTTCCGCGACATCATTAGCAAGTTCCACGCTAAAAAATTTATGTCACCTGTCACATTCTATGTTAACTATTCTGATTGGTTCCGTTGGTCAACAACTGATTATTCTGAACAGAAATCAGAAGGTAGTATTTTAACAAAAATTCTGACAATTCCTGGTGTTAGTAAGATTGTCCCATCTATGCGAGTACTCGATGATGAAGTGTTAGGAATCGTTAAACGTTCTGATGTTTATCAAATCTTAAATGGTATGCCAATTGTGGCTCGTCCAATCGCCCGTCATAACGAAACAGACGATTACAACTTTAAAATTATGGCAGCGTTGTCTATTGAATTGAAGTTTGATCATGATGGTAATGCTGGATATATCCAATACACTAAATCGTAAGGAGTATTAAATGGCAAAGTGGCTATTAAAATACGATAGCCACGAGCTTAAAAAAGGTGATGTGTTTGAGGGTGACACTCTGCCTTTATGGCTCGTTGGTAAGGTCGTTGAAATTGAAGATGCTTTCGAAGTTGCAACGCCAAATGAAAATAGCAATACTCTTGGCGAAACTAGCGAAACTAGCGAAACTAGCGAAACTAGCGAAACTAGCGAAACTAGCGAAACTAGCGAAACTAGCGAAACTAGCGAAACTAGCGAAACTAGCGAAACTAGCGAAACTAGCGAAACTAGCGAAACTAGCGAAACTAGCGAAACTAGCGAAACTAGCGAAACTAGCGAAACTAGCGAAACTAGCGAAACTAGCGAAACTAGCGAAACTAGCGATAAAGGGAAGGACACCTCGAAAAAAGAGGGTAAACAACATGGCGGATCTAAAAACTAAAGATATTCACGAATTTATTGGTGAACTAGGTTATAGCGTTCCTGATGTAGTTCTTTCTTTATTGATAGAAAAGGTTGATGAGAAAGATAGTGAATTAAATAAAGCTGGGTATGATGACATTGCCCAGTCTCTTATTAAATTATACTCAATTGGTTTACTAGTTATTAATCAAGGTGGGCGCAAGCTATCTTCTCAAAGTGCCCCAAGTGGTGCAGGGCGTTCTTTTACTTATGATCATGATAGCTTTAAAAGACTTAAAAGCCTTTTAGCTAACTTGGACAAAAGTGGAGTAATGAACGATTTACCAATTGCATCAAATTCTGTCGGGTTTTTCGAGGTTGTAGGGTAATCATGTCAAATTCTGCTAATTGGGCATATACAGCGCAAGCTACGATATGGCACAAAATTGGTGATAATTATGAGACAGGAAAGGCAGAATTTTCCGAGCCTGTTTTTATTTATTGCGACTATGGTCATGACAGCAAGTTAGCTACTAGTAGTGTAGGTAGGGAAGCTGTAGCTAAAAATACAATCTGGACTGAGTATGATAAGGCTAAAAAAGGCGACTATATTTTAATTGGACAGTCTAATGAAATAGATCCTTTCACCGCCAACGCAAATGAAATCATTAGCATCATTCGCTATGCCGACACATTCGATCGTAAACGTGATGATTTTGTGCTCATAACGGGGTAGATATATGGCTGTTAAATCTAGAGGTTTTTCTCAGGCTAAAAAGAAACTATCTGTTTATTTTAGTGAGGTCAAATCTAAGAAAATGACAAGGGCAGCAGCAAGGATTGTGACGATTATAGGTATTCGTTCAGCACTTTACACACCAATTGACACATCAACATTAATTAATAGCCAATTTAAAGAAATTTCAGTTAAAGATTCCGTTATCTCAGGGCGAGTTGGGTATTCCGCTGAATATGCTGTTTTTGTTCACGATCCAAAAGTTAAACAAAAGTTCAGAAGGGCGACAGCTAGAAAGGAATTCTTAAAACAAGCTATTGAAGATGATGATATTAAGGTTGAGATAAGACGAATTATAGAAGAGGAGTTGGCATGAACTTATTAAATGTATTTAAAAGCCATGTTATTTCTAGCAATTTGTTTAGTTTATTTCAAGTTCAACTTCATCAATGGAAAGATAATGGTGATAAAAAGTCTGAGTACATTGTTTTCCAGAATAATGGCGGAACACCAATAAGAGATGGGCTATCAAGCGAAAGCTATATCATTATCTCAATCATTGGCTCAGTTCAGTCTGGATACAGTACAGCAACAAAAGCTAATGAGTTGATTAATTTCATTAAACAAAACGCTATAACAGAGTTTGGTTATATAGAGAATATGGGTGGAGTACCAAACCCTATATTCACATCTGATAACAGAATGACTATGCAACTACAGTTTCGCATAGTACATGATAACTAAAGGGGAAAGAAATGAGTAATCCAAAAGATTTCGCGAAATTTGTCGGGCGTTCGGCAGTTTTAGAATATGCAACGACAGTAACAGGGTCTGGTCCTGCACCTCAAGAAAGTGATTGGAAACCAGGTGGCGCAATTCGTTCTAAATCGTTCGATTTAAGCCCAAATACTGTAACATCTGAAGCTGATGATGCAGGCGGTTTTCCTGAGTCACTAGTAACAAACTCAGACTTAAGCATTAGTGTTGAGGGCGAGTTTCGTAAAAAAGATAAAGAAGATGAGATCGGTATCAATGCACTCATTAAGCTTTATGTAAATGCTGTGAAGGCGCGTACTCAACCTACTGTGTGGGTAAGACTACAATTTGGTTCAGTGAAACTTGTCGGGAATATGGTTATTACTGCTTTAAGCAGTGAAGCACCTACGAACGATTTAGTTACATTTTCAGCAGAATTTAAGGTTGCAGACGCTTCTAGTGTTACGATTACAACATCTTAATTACAAAAGGCATTCTCACGAGTGCCTTTGATAATTAATTTTAAGGATTCTTTATGGAAGCAAATAAAAGTACAGGCGAGTTTTCTTTATCGTTCAACAATAAAGAATATATTTTCAAACCATCATTTAAAAATATCGCTAAAATAGGTACACCGACGGATATTGTAAATGTATATTCTGTCTTATTTGGTAAAGAGGTTACGTTTTTATTAAATGAGAGCTTAAAAGCCAATAAAGATGTACAGGCTTATGCTTTGAATATTGCTTTTAGTCCAGTTCTTGGGCGTAAGGTCTTATCTTGTGCGCTTACTATACTGAATGCTTGTAATGATAGTGATTTGTCAGGTATTTTTGGATATTACAAGCCTAGCAACAAGGGTATAGTTTATAGAATAGGAGCAGTTAACACTAAAGATGTTATTGCCCTTGCTAAACATTTAGCACTTCATGGAATAATCGGTAATATTGATCTGAAAACAAAAGAAAATAAAAGAAGTGAATATACATCAGAGTTTGACGTTGAGGAGTATATCAGTGCCGCACGTTGTCATTTTGGTTTAAGTCGTGCCGATGCTGAAAATCTAACAATGACTGAGTTCCAGATGTTAATAAAATCCAAATACCCAGAACAACAGAAAAAATCAACATTATTCACAGAAGAAGAATACGATCAGATTATGGAAGATTACTATAAAAATAGAGAGCAGACTTTGAAAAACAATTGAGATATTATAGAAATTCTATGGAGGATTTTTATGAAAAAATTACTTATCTGCTCTCTATGTTGTTTCTTTACTCCTGTTTACGTATTAGCTAAAGATCAAATTATTATAGAATCAGCGCAAAAAGCTGTAAAAACTGAATTACTTAAAAGAGCTAGTATAAAAGAGGGAATGTGTATTAGTGCTGCACAAGCATCTTTATTAATAAAAGAAAAGATCTCAAAAGACAATCTATCTATGTGTGGTGAGTTTTCATCTGATATAAAGTTTGGTGATGCAAAAGTTTATAGCATGGCTGTTTGTGGAAAAGTTTTTGGAAAAGATATAATCAACAATCCTATTGAGAGTGATTATATTTACCAAAGAGCTCAAAAAGATTTTTATTTTAATTATAAAGGTAAAAAATCTTTTTATTATGACCATAAATCAACTAAAGCGTCCATTCAATATAGTGATGATTCCATGTTTAATGCTATGCAAAATAAATATTGTAAGTGATACTTGCATTAGTTTTTAAATATTTAACTCAAATAACTTATATGCTTTTAGTTTTATAGGGTGATTTATGGATGCAAAAATAATGAATGTCTTACTAATTGTTCTTTTTTCAGTAATTGTAATAGGTTTATTGCTTTTTCAAGAATCAAGATTGAGAGATCCAAATAACCATTCAGTAATATATTCAGAGCAGATTCAAGAGTTGTGCTGTTTAGATAGAATAGGATCATACAAGATTGATTTTATAAGACAAAGTGGGAATGAGTACAAAGAGAGTGTTCTTGTTGATGATTTTGAGTTAGCAATAAAAACCGTATTATCTACACTAAGAAGGGCAAAAATAGATAGTGTGTCAGTAATATCTAACACATCTGATTTGCTCCTTATATACCGAGCTTTCTATAACGCAAGAGGTAGTCAAGAAGGAAAGAGATTAGGAGCGATAAGGATTACAAAAATTTAATGTAACAAAATAAGGATAAGCCCATTGAATGTCAATGGGCTTTTTTATTGGAGAAAATATGAGCGAAAAAATATCTGGAATTTATATCGATATTGATATCGAGACAGCAAAATTACTTGATGCAGCAACAAGTTCTGATATTGCTTTAGGTAAATTAGAAAAAGCAACAAATGATGTTACACAAGCAATGCAAAAAGCAGATAAAGCATCAAACCAATTAGGTGGCGGCATGAATAAAGTTGCCAGCTCTGTAAATGCTGCAACATCATCAATGAAGCGTGGTAGGGCGGCTATACAACAATTAGGTTATCAATTCCAAGATATTGCTATTCAAGCTCAAGCAGGAACTAATGCTCTCGTAATAATGGGGCAACAGGGATCTCAAATCCTCTCTATATTTGGTCCTATGGGAGCTATTGCAGGTATGATCCTTGCTATTGCTTCAGCAATGGGAACAGCGTTACTCCCAAATTTATTCGACTCCACGAACGCAACAGAAGATTTAGAGAAAGCACAAAAAGCACTAGGCGAAGTATTAACTGAGAATAGTGATGGTGTTTATGTACTTTCTGAAAAATTAGCTAAGTTAGCGAAAGAGAATGAGAACTTAGCGAGAGCAAAGATAGCGTCAAGTATGATAGATGCTAAGGTTGCGATAAAATCAGCGGCTGATGCAACTCAAGATGCTTTTAAGCAATTTGATAGCTTTTTTAGCCTGCTTAATCATGAAAATTTAAATAGTGCTATCAAACAACTAGAAGCACTAGATAAACAAGGTATAGATGTTCAGAAAACGTTGACTACATTTTCAGGAACATTTTCTCAGAGTGTAATGGATATAAATAATCTATCGGCTGTAACTGATATTTTATCAAACTCACTAGGTATAACAAAAATAGAAGCCGTGGGGCTGTTAAGACAGCTTAATGAATTATCAAAAGATCCATCACCGCAAAATATTCAACTCATTGCAAACTCATTATCATTATTAAGCGAGAAAAGTAATTGGTCTAATGATTCTCTAACTAAATTAACTCAAACTGTTAATAGTAATGCGTTTGCAGCTCTTGATGCTGAAGGTGCAATAAGGATTTTAATTGGTGCGCTTAGTGATTTAGATAGTGCTGTATCTCAATCTGATCCAGTTTTTAAAAGCAATGAGGCTAAATTAAAAAGCCTTGTCGATGCTTCAAAACGATATGCTGACACAGTAGGTAAAACAGCAAGAGAAAAAGCCATTTATGATGCACAAAACACTAAAGCATCAAAAGAATCAATTGATAGTGCAATCAAGCAGATCAATGCAAACTATGATGTGGTTGAATCAGAAGAAGAAAGAATTAAAAAAAGGAAAGAAGCAGAAGCAGCCGCAAAAAGGGCAGCAAAACAAAGTGAACAAGCACAGAAGCAAATTGAAAACCAACTAACGCAGCTTGGTAATCAATATGAGATTGTTGCTTTAAAACAACAAGGCATGAACCTTGAGGCTGTAAAAATGGAAGCCGTAATGCGACTTGGAGCGAGTGCAACAGAAGAGCAAAAGAGAGCAGCAGAGAAGCTAGCATTAGGCATCTATGCCGCTACAACAGCAATGAGTAATTTTAATTCCTTACAAGCTCAGGTGTCGCCAGTTTTTGCATTAGAACAACAACACCAGAAACAGTTACAAATGATAGAACAGTATAAAACATTATACCCTCAGTCTATCGCAGAAGCGGAAGCTGTTCGTGCAACAATCGAAGAACAATACAGACATAAAAGAATTGAAGCGCAATGGGATGAATGGAAGCAATCAAGTGATGCCGCGAATATGTTTGGCTCGGCTATTGAAGCTTTAGGGCAAAGCGCGACAACAACGCTAACTGGAATATTAAACGGCACGATGTCTCTACGTGATGCATTATCTTCTATTGCCAATACTGTTTTGAATAGTGTGGTGCAGACTCTTGTTGAAATGGGAATGGCGCACGTTAAATCAATGATTATGGGTCAAATGGCTGCTAAGGCTGCGACTGCTGCACAGGTAGCTCAAGCTGCGGTTATTGCTTCAGCTTATGCTCCGGCAGCATCTATGGTTTCTCTTGCAACACAAGGGGCTAATGCCGCACCTGCACAGGCTGGCATAACAACAACATCTGCATTAGCTAAAACGCTCGCTGTTACTGGTCGTAAGCAAGGTGGTCCTGTATCTGCAAATCAAATGTATAGGGTTGGTGAGAACAATCAACCTGAGATTTTTAAAGCTAGTAATGGTTCTCAATACATGATACCTGGTAATGCTGGTCGTGTTTTTAGTAATAAGCAATCAAGTAATAGCGGGTCGCAAGAGCGAGGTGTAACTGTCATCATTAATCAAACAAATCATTTTAGCTCTGACAAAGATGATACAGGAAGTCTAACCGAGTTTGCTAAGGGATTAACAAAACAGATAAAAGCAACAGTTAGAGAAGAGCTTACATTACAAATGAGATCTGGTGGAAGTTTAGCGAGGTAAAAATGGAAAGATTTGATTTTAATGTTGAGTTGAATTATGACGTTCAACATGAGCCTTCAGTTAATCAAGTACAGTTTGGTGACAATTATAGTCAGAGAACATCAAAAGGTATTAATTCTGACTTATGTAAATACTCAAATCTAAGGATAATTTGTGATGTTGATGTTAAAAATCAAATTGATACATTCCTAAAATCACATGGTGGCCACAAAAGTTTTTTATGGCGAAGCAAAACTGAAAACAGAGATGTTAAGGTGTTTTGCCCATCTTGGTCATATAGAGAGAATGGAGCAGTATTTGAGTTTACAGTGAATTTTATTGAGACATTATAAATAACATAAGGCAAGCATATGAGCATTTACGGACAACTTCAACAATACGCCGCACACGGTTGGATTGAATTGTTTGAGTTAGATCTCACTAAATTTGGCGATGTCATATATCGTTTCCATGATGGATTAAGCCCTCTCGGACAGGCGATTGTATGGCAAGGGCAAGAATATACGCCTTACCCAGTAAAAGTTGATGGGTTTGCTGTGGATGGATTAAATCCAGTCAGACCAAGTATCACATTCTCGAACCTTGGCGGTGCAATTACGCTTGTTTTGGCAAAGCTAAAAGGCATTGAGGGCGCAAAACTCACGCGTAAGCGGACAAAGATTATCTATCTTGATGCAGTGAATTTTGAAAACGGCAATTTGACCGCCGATCCGCACGCGCATTTGCCAGACGATATTTTTTATATTTCGCAAAAGACCGCAGAAAATCATCTCACAGTCAGCTTTGAGTTATTACCAGCGACAGACTTAGAGGGCGTAAAACTCCCTCGTCGTCAGATTGTGGCGCATTACTGTACGCACAAATACAAAGGTCAGTTTTGTGGATATACAGGCGATAAGCCGACTTGCTCAAAAACGTTAGTAGACTGCAAGGTACATTTTGGCGAAAACGCAGAACTACCGTTTGGCGGATTTCCAAGTGCCGCGTACATGAGGATTTAATATGAAACATATTGACGATGCAATAGCGCACGCAAAACAAAGTTACCCGCACGAGAGTTGCGGTTTTTTTGTGCTTAAAAAAGGGAAATTGCAGTACGTCGCTTGTACTAATCTTGCGCAAGACACCGAAGAAGGGTTTTTAATTAGCGTTGAAGATTACGCGCGAGCGGAGAAAATCGGTGAAATTCGAACGGTGGTTCACTCGCACCCCGACGAAAGCTGTTTGCCGAGTATTGCAGACCAAGACGCGCACAAGGTCAGCGGTTTGGAATGGTGCATTATCGGTTTAGAGGGTGACGAAGTTTCAATGCACTTTATGCCGGCAGTTACAGCAATTCCTGATTTGTACGGACGGAAATTCATTCACGGCATGATGGATTGCTACGGTTTTGTGCGCGACTGGTATCAACAAGAATTGGGCATTGAACTACCGAACTACAACAGAGTGGACGGCTGGTGGAACGAGGGCGAAAATCTCTACGTCGATAACTTCGAACACGCGGGATTTTATCAAGTCGATGATTTACAAGTCGGTGACGTGATTGTGATGCAAATCAATGCAACCGTGCCGAATCATGCTGGCGTTTATCTCGGTGATGGTTTAATCGGACACCACCTCTACGGGCGACTATCAAGTAAGGATGTTTATGGACAATTCTATCGCGACAGAACAACGCACATCGTGCGACATAAGAAAAATACGGCTCAAGGGTGAGCTAGGTAAACGCTTTGGCAAGGTCCATAAGTTAGCTGTGAAAACACCCGCAGAAGCAATTCGCGCATTGTGTGTATTAAAAGAAGGCTTTAAAGAGTTTCTCTTAAATTCAGAAAAACACGGCATTGTGTACCGCTTTCTAGTGCAGAGAGAAGATATAGACGGAACTCCAGAAGAATTTCAAATGCAGTACGGTGCAAAGACAGAGTTTCATCTTATCCCTGTTATTCGTGGATCGAAACGAGGTGGATTATTCGGTCTGATCGCAGGTGCCGCACTGATTGGTTTGTCAATCTGGAACCCTGCTTTTCTTGGTCTATCGACATTTGGCGGAACAGGTATGCTTGCGAATGTTGCGACTGTGCCGTTTATGATTGGTGCATCTCTCGCACTTGGCGGAATTTCGCAGTTACTTACGCCAATTCCAAAAATGGATGGTCCACAAGAACGCCCAGAGAATCAGCCGTCTTATTTGTTCAATGGCGCAGTTAACACGACACAACAAGGTCAGCCAATCCCACTGCTTTATGGTGAGTTGATTGTCGGTTCTGCGGTGGTATCGGCTGGACTGACAGATAAAGAAATACCAGTTAGAGCGGGTTCACAGAGTAATAGTGGCAACTTAAGAAAAGGCAATAGTCTTAAACTTGCGAGGTAATAAATGCAAATAGTCGGTCAAAAAGGTGGCAAAGGTGGTGGTGGCGGAAGAACGCCAGTAGAAGCACCGGATTCACTCCGTTCTCGCTCTTACGCGAAGTTTATTGACGTGATTTCGTGCGGAGAAATTGAAGGTCCAGTAAACGGATTGCAGTCTGTCTATTTCGGTGATGTGCAGTTGCAAGACGAAAATGGAAAATTCAATTTCAACAATGTTGCTATCGAGTGGCGACCGGGTAGCGTAAGGCAAGCGCCGTCTGAAATCTGCGAAACGAACGAAGTCACAACAGACGTTAATACAGAAATTAAAAAGAACAATCCGATCACGCGTTCGATCATCGCGCAAGATGCCGACATTGCACGCGTGACTATTACTGTGCCAGGATTGAGTTATCAAAATAAAAGTAACGGTGATATTAACGGCACAAAAGTTGAATTACAAGTTGAGTATCAGGCAAATGGTAGTCAATGGATTGATGCAGGTAAAATTGTCATTGATGGCAAAACAACATCATCATACAACAGAGAGCACAGTTTTAGACTGGCTGGCGAGTCGCCATGGAGTGTGCGTGTAACGCGTTTAACGGAAGACTCTGAGAGTCAAACGCTGCAAAACAAAACGATTTTTTCAAAATTAACAACAGTATTTGAGGAAAAATTAACATATCCAGGTGTTGCGTATGTTGGCGTACAAATTGATGCCGAACAATTTAGCTCAATACCTGCACGAGGCTATCACTGTCGTGGAATTAAGTTAAAAGTGCCGTCAAATTACGATCCAATCACGCGCCTATACACTGGCGACTGGGACGGCACCTTTGTTGTTAAATACTCAAACAATCCCGTTTGGATTTATTTTAATTTACTCATTAACGAAGAATACGGAGCCGGTGAGCATATTAAAGAAGACATGCTCGATAAATGGTCGATGTATCAGATTGCGAAGTATTGCGATCAATTGGTGCCTGACGGTTTCGGGGGATATGAGCCAAGATTTACTTGTAACGCTTATATTCAGACACGACAAGAAGCCGGCAAGCTATTGCGTGACTTAACATCCGTCTTTCGTGCGATGAGCTACTGGGCAAGCGGTACGCAAATGCTTGTCCAAGACTCACCGAAAGAGCCGATGTATCAGTTCAATAATACAAACGTTATTGATGGTCAATTCAGCCGTTCAGGCTCAAATGTTAAGACACGACATAACGTTGCGTTAGTGACGTGGAACGATCCAAAAAAATACTTTAAACAATCTGTTGAATATATCGAAGATGCCGAATCTATCGTGAAGATGGGGTACATCTCACAAACGGAAGTTGTAGCGTTTGGCTGTACGTCGAGAGGACAAGCGAGACGACTTGGCAAATGGCTACTCTACACAGAGCAACACGAAAGCGAAGTAGTAACGTTCTCGTGCGGTCAAGATGGTGCAATTCCAATTCCGGGTGAAGTCATTCAAGTTTCAGATGTTCACCGCTCCGGTGAGCGACGTGGCGGACGCGTTAAAACTGGTTCAACAGTTAATCAAATCATTCTTGATGCCGCGGTTGAAATTACCAAAGCCTCAACAATCAGTATTGTGAATGGAGAGGGAAAACTCGAACAACGTAACATTACACAACGCGGAAGTTTAACGGAAATTAACGTCAATCCTACATTCACTTCTGTGACAGAAGATAGTACGTGGATCATCGCAAATAGTGACATTGAGCCTGAATTGTATCGCGTTGTCGCGGTGGTGGAAGGTGAAAACGGCACCTATACCATTAGTGCGGTGAATTACAATCCGTCAAAATTTGCGTACATCGAAAATGGCGAAAATCTTGCTGAGTACGACACAACGAATAATACGCTAGAAACTGGCGTGAAAAACGTTGTCATCACGGATGAAATTTACCGTGGCCGTGGTGGCAGTATTCAAACAAAAATCGTCGTGAGTTATCAACCGGCAACCTCGCTGACTTCACGTTATCAAATTGAATATCGTGCGGGTAACGAAAACTGGCAACAGTTAGAACCGACTACGCTAACGTCTGTTGATATTCCGAATGTAAAAGACGGTGTGCAGTATCAAATCAGAATCCGCACAAGTAACGTATTGGGACTGTGGTCAAATGATAACGACATAGAGACCTATGAGCCTATCGGTAAGTTACGACCACCGCATAATGTGACGAATTTACGACATAAGGCAATCGCGCAAGAAGGTGCATTTCTAACATGGGATATTTCTCCTGATATCGATCTTGAGTATTACGAAATCAGAAAGGGCGATACTTACGAAAATTCACGGCTTGTTGCAAAGATTAAAGCGAACGAGTTCAATCTTGGCTTTATTCAAGCTGGCAGTCACAAGTATTGGCTAAGTGCGGTCGATTCATCAGAAGTGAGATCTGAAACGCCAACAGAAATTCAATTCACTATTTCAAGCGGTGAAGTTATCAATCTAAACGCCGAAATTGTCGGTGATGAAGTATTGATGACGTGGAATGAAACGCAAAACAATTCATTTTCGACAGAACTTTACGAAGTGAAAAAAGATGATGAAGTGCTAGCATTGGTAAAAAGTACGTCATTTAAGTTCAAAGCGGATTTTAGCGGCAACAAGACGTTCATGGTGACAGCAATCGATCTCGGTGGAAATCGTAGTGCATCAGCACAAGCACAGTTGATCATTCATCAACCGACACAAGTTAGCATTTCTCAACAAGTCATTGATAACTATGTCATGTTGCGCTGGCAAAGTGCGAAAGCGACACTGCCAATCATCTATTACGAGTTGAAAAAAGGCGACACGTTCGACAATGCGGAGTTCATCACTAACATTGACGGATTAGCGTTTCCTCAGTTCGAAACTGTTGGTGGATTGTACAAATACTGGATTGTCGGTGTAGATAGTGCCGGCAATCGAGGTGAACCGCAGTTCACGCTTTCAAACGTTGCACAGCCACCAGATTACATTCTGAAATACGACTACAACACAGAGTATGACGGAGTAAAAAACGGTTCGGATAAGATCGACGGTAAATTGTATCTTCCGATCAAGACTGAGACATGGTCGCAACACTATCAATCTAATAATTTTACGACACCGCAATCGCAAGTTAATGCTGGATTTCCGCTTTATCTTCAACCGACCGCGACAAGCGGTTATTACGAAGAAGAGATGGATTACGGCACAGTATTAGCATCGTCAAAAATCACACTAACGCCAAAAGTGGTGAGTAGTGGAAATTATGATATTAACTACTACATCGCAGTGAAACAGAATGAGAGTGATAGCTGGCGTGAACACAATCAAGCATCTGTGTATGAAACGAATTTCAGATATATCAAGTTCAGAATAACAGTAACTAACGCTCAGAAACCTGTTGTTATTGAGCAATTGAATTTGAAGCTCGATCAGAAACAGAAAACTGATGGTGGAACGGTGCAAGCTAACGCAAGTGATGTAAATGGAACGTGGGTGGCATTCTCAACAGAGTTTATTGATGCATCCGTTCCAGTTCTCACACCGCAATCAACACAACCGCTTTTTGCCACATCTGATTTTAAAGATGAGCCACGACCAAAAGGATTTTACGTTTTCTTATTCGACAAGAATGGAAATCGCGTAAGCGGTAAAGTGGGTTGGGTCGTAAAAGGGGTATAAAAGGAGTAAATATGGCAGATTTTAACAAGCCGACAGTAGATAGTCATTACACGCAATTCCCAAATGAAATTAGAGCCGCCATTAGTGCGGCTTTATCATTTCTAGATGGTGGATTTCATACTAATATTCCAATGAAAGCAAAGCGTTGGAATCCAACAAGTAAAATTTTTGAAGAATATAGTGGCACGCAGTGGGTGCCGATGGCGACTGAGTACAAGTTACCAGTCGATTACAATGTGTTACTTAATAAGCCTGTGCCGTCGTCTGCAACAAATAGTGACAGTGAAACACAATTCGCAAGCTCAAAAGCAGTGAAAGACGCGTATGACTTGGCAAATGAAAAGCAAAGTCCAGCAACAACACTTTCCGGATATGGCATTACTGATTTTGTTGTGAAAGATCTTACAACTGAAGACTTAAACAACGTGACAACGCCTGGCTTTTATTCACAAAGACTGACTGCAAGAGCTGAACGCAATAAAAATTATCCGTTAACTGAAGCTGGCTCGTTAGTTGTTAAGCCGTCTGCTTATGTGTTGATGCAAGAATATACAACGCATAAAACTAAACGAATTTATATAAGAAATAGGACCGATTTTAGCGGGGCGTGGAGCGAATGGAAGCTTGTTACTAGTGACGGCTTACCAGTTGGATCAATTGTTTCATTCCCCAAAAACATTACGCCAGCGGGATTTTTAAAAGCAAATGGTACGACGTTTAATCAGAACACATATCCTGATCTATATGCTGTGAACGGAAACAGCAACGTTCTACCAAACCTAACTCGATCTGATGTAGGCATGACAGCGTACTTTCCAATTGATCAAATTCCAAGTGGCTGGATCGCGTTCGATTTGATTAGAACAACAGTTACCCAAGGTAACTATCCAGAGTTATATACCCATTTAGTTACTAAATACGGGTCTATCTCAAACGTTCCGTTAGCAGAAGATCGGTTTATACGTAACGCTGGTAACGGGCTGAGTGTTGGTGAAACGCAAGATGACGCGATTAGAAACATTACGGGCCAATTCACAATTGATGATTATGATAGAGATAAAATAACCGGTGCATTTAAAATGATCGGCAACGGTCACGCTGCCGGTAATTCTGGCGGTGGTACACTTGTTGAATTTAATGCAAGTCTTGTTGTGCCGACAGCCGATGAAAATAGACCTAAATCAATCGTATTAAAACTTTGTATTAAAGCAAAAAACGCTTTTGATGACGTTGTGTTTTGGGTTAAAGCATTTGGTGAGGTCGTTAATACCGGAATATTAGACGCGGGTACTTTATCGCAAGACTTACAACAACTTAGAAGTAAAACTCAGCAACTTGAGCAATCTTTCAATCAAACCAAGTCTGAGACAGACTCTAGAATTAAAATAATTGAGAATAAACTGAACACAGAAAAAGCAAGTAATATCGTCTGGTCCGGGAATGTCACTCAAAACTCAGCAAATGTGCTTGAGCTGTCAGAATCTATTCTAAATAAGACGCTTATTTTCTATTTGCAAGTGTCGCAAGGACATTCGTTACAGCAAAACGTTGATACGAATACGATGTCTGTTTTTGTAGATGAGAAGCTTCTTGAAGTAAATGGTAGGAAATACATTCATTTTGTTTTTTATCTTGGTGGCTGGAAAAGCGTTCAAATAGAAATCATTGAAGATAGGAAGATAAAAATTATTGAGGCTTCTAGTATGTATTTGAAACAAATAACCGCGCTCTAAAGGGGGAAACATGAAAGTATATTTTTTAAAGTCAGACTTAAATCAGTATCAGATCTTCCCAGCTCCGCAAAATTTACAGGATTTCATTGAATTTGAAATTGAAGATAGCGTGGATCTTGAGAGTAAACAGCTTATTCTTTGCCAGGGAGAATATATTTTAGTCGATAGACAGCCGTCAGAATTGCACGTTTGGAACTGTGATCAATGGGTTTTAGATGAAGAAAAACAAGCACAACTTCTCGCAATTCAACAAACTGAAATGTGGGAAAAAATCAAGAAAAAACGCTATGAAAACGGATTAGGTGGGGTGTATATCGCTCGAGTCGGTAAGTGGTTTCAAACTGGCGAAGAAGAAAAGACAAAGTATCTTGGCTTAGATAAAGTGATTGATTCACTTGGTGAAATTGACTGGAAGTGCTACGACAATTCATTTATCAAAATGAATCGCACTTTGTTGGATGAGATTTTTCTAGCGATGGTTGTAACTGAAAACGCAGATCATATTAATGCTGAAAAGCATCGCGCGGAAATGCTGAAATCAGCAGATCCACTTAATTATGATTTTTCAACTGGCTGGAGTGCTAACTATGAAAAATAAATATTGGCTGAATGTTGCGATTGCATTAGATCAGTTATTCAATGCGTTAACTTGGGGAAGTCCTGACGAAACGCTATCGTCTAGGGCATATCGCGGAGCGGTACTTGCGAAAAGTCCGAAAAAGAAATGGAAATTCTTCCACGCTGCAATTAATAAGTTATTTTTCTGGCAAAAGGATCATTGCAAGCAAGCGTATCTTTCGGAAGTTGAGAGACGGCAATTGCCGAGAGAGTTTAGTGAAGTCTGA